ATGAGTACAGCACTCGCAACGCTGGCAGGGAAGCTGGCTGAACGTGTCGGCATGGATTCTGTCGCCCCACAGGAACTGATCACCACTCTTCGCCAGACGGCATTTAAAGGTGATGCCAGCGATGCGCAGTTCATCGCATTGCTGATCGTCGCCAACCAGTACGGTCTTAATCCGTGGACGAAAGAAATTTACGCCTTTCCTGATAAGCAGAACGGCATCGTTCCGGTGGTGGGCGTTGATGGCTGGTCCCGTATCATCAATGAAAACCAGCAGTTTGATGGCATGGACTTTGAGCAGGACAATGAATCCTGCACATGCCGGATTTACCGCAAAGACCGCAATCATCCGATCTGCGTTACCGAGTGGATGGATGAATGCCGCCGCGAACCATTCAAAACCCGCGAAGGCAGAGAAATCACCGGACCGTGGCAGTCGCATCCCAAACGGATGTTACGGCATAAAGCCATGATTCAGTGTGCCCGTCTGGCCTTCGGATTTGCTGGTATCTATGACAAGGATGAAGCCGAGCGCATTGTCGAAAATACCGCATACACTGCAGAACGTCAGCCGGAACGCGACATCACTCCGGTTAACGATGAAACCATGCAGGAGATTAACACTCTGCTGATTGCCCTGGACAAAACATGGGATGACGACTTATTGCCGCTCTGTTCCCAGATATTTCGCCGCGACATTCGCGCATCGTCAGAACTGACACAGGCCGAAGCAGTGAAAGCTCTTGGATTCCTGAAACAGAAAGCCTCTGAACAGAAGGTGGCTGCATGACACCGGACATTATCCTGCAGCGTACCGGGATCGACGTGAGAGCTGTCGAACAGGGGGATGATGCGTGGCACAAATTACGGCTCGGCGTCATTACAGCTTCAGAAGTTCACAACGTGATAGCAAAACCCCGATCCGGAAAGAAATGGCCTGACATGAAAATGTCCTACTTCCACACCCTGCTTGCTGAGGTTTGCACCGGTGTGGCTCCGGAAGTTAATGCTAAGGCGCTGGCCTGGGGAAAACAGTACGAGAACGACGCCAGAACCCTGTTTGAATTCACTTCCGGCGTGAATGTTACTGAATCCCCGATCATCTATCGCGACGAAAGTATGCGCACCGCCTGCTCTCCCGATGGTTTATGCAGTGACGGCAATGGCCTTGAGCTGAAATGCCCGTTTACCTCCCGGGATTTCATGAAGTTCCGGCTCGGTGGTTTCGAGGCCATAAAGTCGGCTTACATGGCCCAGGTGCAGTACAACATGTGGGTGACGCGAAAAGATGCCTGGTACTTTGCCAACTATGACCCGCGTATGAAGCGTGAAGGCCTGCATTATGTCGTGGTTGAGCGGGATGAAAAGTACATGGCGAGTTTTGACGAGATGGTGCCGGAGTTCATCGAAAAAATGGACGAGGCACTGGCTGAAATTGGTTTTGTATTTGGGGAGCAATGGCAATGAAGCATCCTCACGATAATATCCGGGTAGGCACGATCACTTTCGTCTACTCCGTTACAAAGCGAGGCTGGGTATTTCCCGGCCTTTCTGTTATCAGAAATCCACTGAAAGCACAGCGGCTGGCTGAGGAGATAAATAATAAACGGGGGGCTGTATGCACAAAGCATCTCCTGTTGAGTTAAGAACGAGTATCGAGATGGCACATAGCCTCGCTCAAATTGGAGTCAGGTTTGTGCCAATACCAGCAGAAACAGACGAAGAATTTCATACGTTAGCCACATCCCTTTCACAAAAGCTGGAAATGATGGTGACGAAAGCAGAAGCAGATGAGAGAGACCAGGTATGACAACCACTGAATGCATTCTTCTGGCAGCGGGCTTCATATTCTGTGTGCTTATGCTTGCCGACATGGGACTTGTTCAATGACACCTCAGCAAGAAAACGCCCTTCGCAGCATTGCCCGTCTGGCTAACTCTGAAATCAAAAAAGCCAGACAGCAGTTTCCGGATAAAAACGTCGATGACATTTGCCGTAGCGTACTGAAGAAGCACCGCGAAACGGTAACGCTGATGGGATTCACACCGACTCATTTAAGCCTGGCAATCGGTATGTTAAACGGCGTCTTTAAGGAACGGTGAACATGAAAAGCAAAATCATCAGGGAGCTACAGGCTCCTTTTTTATTATTCGCATTCACCCTCAAGCGTATTAACCAACAATTCAGGGATTAATGAAAGATGGCAGACCTCATTGATTCAGCATCAGAAATTGAAGAATTACAGCGCAACACAGCAATAAAAATGCGCCGCCTGAACCACCAGGCTATATCTGCCACTCATTGTTGTGAGTGTGGCGATCCCATAGATGAGCGAAGACGCCTGGCCGTTCAGGGTTGTCGGACTTGTGCAAGTTGCCAGGAGGATCTGGAGCTTATCAGTAAACAGAGAGGTTCGAAGTGAGCGAAATTAACTATCAGGAACTGCGTGAAGCGGCAGCGCAGGCAATGCATGACGACTGGGGATTTGATGTGGACCTTTTCCATGAGATGGTAACACCATCGATTGTGCTGGCACTGCTGGATGAACGGGAAAGAAACCAGCAATACATCAAACGCCGCGACCAGGAGAACGAGGAGATTGCGCTTACGGTTGGGAAGCTGCGTGTTGAGCTTGAAGCAGCAGAGAACAACCTTATTGATAGTGAATGCCATGTTGCTGAACTGGAAGAAGCTCTACGCGATAAGCAGGCGTTACTTGAAGCCTCAGAAAAGCGCAACGCAAAATTACAAAGCGAGAATGCATACATCCGCAACCGGTACAAAGAACTGGACCTATTAATCGGGAAAAACATTCTGGTCATGCAGGCTGCCATTATCGAATGGCAGGCAACTGGCGACGCTAAGAGCGGACTAGCATGGATTTATAACACACTGTTTGGCCCTGGCGAATTACCGGACGAATCTGAGAAAGATGCTCAGGCCTACTTTAATCGCAAATATGCACCGATTGACGAAAAGCTTATGGCGCTTCACAAGTGGTTTTGGGAACAAAGTGAAGCCGAGCGCGCCGCTGGCATTCGCATCAAAGGAGAGTGAGATGAACGGACAAATCTCAATTGTTCGACCGGGAGCATGTGACGATTGCGAGATACGAATGATTATTCGTCTGGCGATGGGGAAAACAATAACTGCTCTCATTACTCCAGAAAATCTCGCATTAGCATTAACCGGAAAGTCAGACCTGCCAGTAGAGCTAAAGCTGCGAAATGTTGAGATTAAGGTGAATATCAGCAATGAATAACAATCCTCGCATTCGCGGGGATTTCTTTTATCTGAACTCGCTACGGCGGGTTTTGTTTTATGGAGATGATAAATGCACTTCCGAGTCACAGGTGAATGGAATGGAGAACCATTCAACAGAGTTATCGAAGCCGAGAACATCAGCGACTGCTATGACCACTGGATGATATGGGCGCAGATAGCACATGCAGAAGTAACCAATATTCGAATTGAAGAACTGAAAGAACACCAAGCCGCCTGATGGCGGTTTTTTTATTACCTGATTTGCAGGTTCGATTCCATATTCGGAGATAGCACTCATGCAACACGAACTACAACCTGATTCACTGGTTGATTTGAAATTCATCATGGCTGATACTGGCTTTGGTAAAACCTTCATCTATGACCGGATTAAGTCCGGCGACCTGCCAAAAGCCAAAGTTATCCACGGGCGAGCAAGATGGTTATATCGTGACCATTGTGAGTTCAAAAATAAACTCTTAAGCCGCGCCAATGGGTAA